ATGGTTACTATTCATTACAGCATGGAGAATTTACCAGGCACTATGACTTTAAACCTGACGACGTGATTATGTTTTGCGATAGCGATATGGTTTTACAACGTTATTGGGTAGGATTAAGAACTTATCCATCTACTTTTTATTTAACTAATAGTTCTTTTCCACCAACTTATATCTGTAATGTTATCGAAAACATCGGCTGTACATATCCAGATTTAATCATGAGAGAGTATGATATAGATTACAAAGAAACTGAATTATGTACCTGCTTTATGATAGCCGATATAAAATCATGGAAGCTACTTTATAAGCGTGTAAAGATAAGGAAGGGGTTTTTAAGGCATTTCAACCATCATGCTACATGGCAATTGTTAATCAGTATTCTTATAAAAGCAACTTTTAACCACGAGGTTTTATCACCGGTTATTTGTTGCGCCGATTGGTATAGCGGAACACCGGCGAAATATGTAGGTGATAAATTAACGATTGGCGGGACTGATGTTTATTTTAATCATACAAAATTTAAGAAATGAGCACATATAGATTATTGGAACGAACAACACCAACTGGTAAAAAGCTTTATCAACTTAAATGTAAATTTCTGTTCTTTTTCTGGGCAGATTGTTATATTGAAAGAACAACAGACCCGGCAGGTTATTTTCCTAGCAAGGGGGAAGCTATGGATTTTATGGATTATGTAAGTCAAGATAAAGGAAAGGTTATAAAAGAAATATAGTATGTCAGAAAAATGCAATATCATAAAGGCCGAGCCATTAGTTACACAGTCTATTTATAGCGGACCTGTTCAGCAGTTTGAGGAAAAGATAGCGGCTTTCTTTGGTGCTCCTTATGCGGTGGCGGTTGATAGCTGTACGCATGGTTTAGAGTTGTGTTTAAGGTACACAAAAGCCCACACAATACTATGCCCCAAAAGAACTTATTTATCAATTCCAACGCTTGCAAACAAACTTAACATTAAACTACGTTGGGCGGATTGGCAATGGAAAGATTTGTATTGTATATCTGGAATTGAATATAACACTGTTAATATTTTTGATGCGGCGGTGTTATGGAGGCAAAACAGTTACCTATCCGGTTCTTTCATGTGCCTTTCCTTCCAATACCAAAAGCATTTAAGTTTAGGCCGTGGCGGTATGATATTATGCGATAATAAAGAGGCGGCTACACAATTAAAGAAGATGAGTTATGACGGACGGTTACCTAATATCCCGTGGCGTGAACAGAATATTGACACGATGGGTTATCATTATTACATGACACCAGAAACTGCCCAATTAGGATTAGATAAACTAGACAAGGCTATTGCAACAGAGCCGAGGCAATGGACCGTAAACGATTGGCCGGATTTAACACAAATGGAAATATTTAAAAAGTAACTAAAAACTAAATTATATGGATTTTGGATCAGCATTTTCAGCAATAAAAGACGCCACTTTAACGAAAGTGGAAAATAGTAATAAAAAAGGGATGAGGCTGCCAGCATGGAGCGAAGATGTTATAATTCGTGTGCAGAAACCTGATGAACATAGTAAAATGACCGCTCCGTATTTGTACGTTGAAAGCCGTTTTGGTAAAGTGCCGTGGAAAGAAACAATGATTGAATTATTTTCTGATAAATGGGAACTTGTAGCATGAAAAAAGCATTTATAACTGGCATTACGGGAATGGATGGGAGCCACTTAACCGAATACCTATTAAGTTTAGGTTATACCGTTCATGGCATCATGCGCCGTCATTCAGTAAGCGAAACACAGGACAGCAGGATAGCAAACCTTAATATAAAGACCTATTATGGCGACCTGTTAGACCAAAGTAGTTTAGAAAGGCTACTAACCGACATACAGCCTGACGAGATTTACAACCTGGCAGCGCAATCACATGTAAGAGTGAGTTTTGAAATACCTCAATTTACCTGTCTTACTAATTCAATCGGGGTGCTTAATATTTTGGAAGCGTATCGCAAATGCTGCCCGCATGCTAAATTCTACCAAGCCTCATCTAGTGAAATGTTTGGCAGTAGTGTAGATGCAGACGGCTTCCAGCAAAAAATATGTAAAGCTGCCGTAAGGATTAAACTAGGTCTGCAGGATAAGTTAGAATTGGGTAATACTAATTCTTATCGTGATTTTGGGCACAGTAAAGATTACGTGAGAGCCATGCATCTTATTTTACAACAAGATTATGCAAAGAATTATGTTGTAGCAACAGGGATTACAAAAAGCATTTATGATGTGGTTGATTATGTTTTCGATAAACTTAATCTTTCAATTACAGATCACCTTGTGATTGACGATAAACACAAACGGCCAAATGAGTTGGATTATTTAAAAGGGGATAGTAGCAGAATCAGGGCGCTAGGGTGGAAGCCTGAGTACACCTTTGAAACGCTAATGGATGATATGCTCTTGCATTGGCAGAATTATTACGAATCAACAACTAACGCGACGGCAGCAACATTTTACTAATATGGAAATATGGAAGGACATACCCGGTTTAGAGGGTAAATACAAGGTGTCAAACTACGGAAGAATAAAGTCTATCAGGACAAAGCCTCAAAGGGTTAGGTATGGGAGAGTGTATAAGCCGGAAATTATAAGATTACTTAGTTGTGACGAAAGGGGGTATAAGCAAACATGTTTGTCTATAAGGGGTAAACAGAAAACATACAAGGTTCACAAATTAGTTTGGGATGCATTCGGAGAAGGAAAAAGGAATGGCAGGACAATAACGGTCGATCATATTGACGGCATCAAGTCTAATAATCATATTGATAATTTACAGTTACTCTCCAACAGGGATAATAAAATAAAAGGTGTAAAAAGAGATGGCATCCCAACAGGAGCGTTTCTCTCTGGTAAGAAATGGTATGCGAAAATTTACATTAACGGCAAGTATAAACATCTAGGCGCTTTTGTTACGATGGATGAGGCAGGCGATGCATATTTAAAAGCGAAAGAGAGTTTATGAATAAAGTTTGTTTTACAGCAATTTTCGGCGATTATGAAGAATTGAAGACCCCTAGTGTTCCGCAAACAGGATTCGATTTTATTTGTTTCACCGACCAACCCCTAAAAAGCGATGTCTGGAAAATAATTCAAATCAAACCGGACCTACCTAGTCAGAGAATGGCGAGAATGGTTAAAATATTGCCGCATGTATTTTTACCTCAGTACGAATACACTTTTTGGCTTGACGCAAGCTTTCAAATAAATATCGACCTTAATTTATTTTGGAATAAGTATTTTAAAGCAAGTTTATCAGCTCCGGCACACCCGATTAGGAATTGTGTTTACCGGGAGATTGCTAGTTGTATCGCAAATAAAAGAGGTGATGAAGAGCAGTTAAGAAATCAGGAGTTAGTTTATAAACGTGAAAATATTCCCGCTTTTAACGGCATAATCACAAGCGGGGTATTAATGAGGCAAAAAACACCGGCCTGTATTAAGTATTGTGATGATTGGTGGGAAGAGTTAAGCAAACATTCTGCCCGTGATCAGGTAGCTTTTGCGAAAATTAGCGTAAATTGGCAGTACAATACTTTTGTATGGGATTATAGTCAAAGCAAAGAACTAAAGTATTACAAGCACTATCACAAAAGGCATTAATTATGTCAGAAGATAAAAAAATAGAATGGGTTAAGCCAAGTAAAGACAACTTACCTCCCCCTTATGAGTATGTGTCTGTAAAAGACGAGGGTGGTGCGCAATGGCATTCTTATGTTTATCCAAGCGGAGAATGGATGTTTAATAAAACTCCTGCTTTTTGGTGTAAAATTAAACGTCACTAAATGAATCTAGGGTTAGGCATATCATTTGTTTTTAACCAGGAAGAACCGGACGGCTCATTTTGTACCCAATGTAACCATTTAATAGTAACAAAAATCAATCATCTTTTTGTTAGCGTAGATGATAACAGCGAGTTAGGATTTGAATTAATTAAAACGAAAATAAAACTTTGTGAACCTTGTAAAATAGAATATGAATCACACTCAATTGATCAACCATCTGATAAGTAAACATAATCTTAAGTCTTACCTTGAAATTGGCGTAAATCATCCTGCTAATAATCTGAATAAAATTAGGTGTAATGATAAAACAGGGGTTGATCCTGCAATTGATTTTATCGGAGTGGAAAGGTGTACTTCAGATAATTTCTTTGAGCACGGCCCGCAAAGAACATTTGATTTAATTTTCATTGATGGCTTACACCATGCCGACCAAGTAAAAAGAGATTTTGAAAACTCTTTACGTTGTTTAAACGATGGCGGGTTTATTGTCATACACGACTGTTTACCAGAAGATGAAATTACTACATGTGTGCCGAGGGGTAATCAAAAGATGTGGCATGGCGATGTTTACAAATTCTGCATGACGTTAAAGAGTTATAGCGGCATTGATTTTATTACATACGACTTTGATAACGGATGTTGTGTGGTATGGGAGGATGAAGCAAAAAAAGGTAGTTTGTTGTATCAGGGGCCATTTAATTGGACAAATTATAAAACAATTGGCAAAGAATTAATGAACGTAAGGAATGAGCCAGTTACAATTTGACACCAAAGGTAATTTAAAGCAAAAGGAAGTAGCCCGGCTATGGATTGATAAAACTACCAGCGATATAGTTTACGGAGGCTCTAAAGGGTCTGGAAAATCGTTTCTAGGGGTATCATTGATATTTGGCGATGCGCTAATGTACCCAGGCACCCATTATTTTATTGCCAGGGTATCCTTAACTAACATACGAAAATTTACCATCCCATCTATTATGGAGGTTTTTGGTATTTGGGGAATTACGCCTGAGTATTACAAATACAACGGACAAGATAATTTCTATGAACTACACAACGGTAGCCGGGTTTATTTATTAGATGCTGCACCTCAGCCTAGAGATGAATTATATATGCGTTTTGGGTCCATGCAAATGACTAGGGGGTGGCTGGAAGAATCAGGGGAATTTCAAGAGGCTGCGAAAAATAACTTATCCGCATCGATTGGCCGGTGGAAAAATGATGTTTACGGTTTAAGCCCGAAACTTTTGCAAACTTGCAACCCATCAAAGAATTACCTATACCGCGACTATTACAGGAAAAAGAAGGATGGTGTTTTAGAAGATTGGAAAGCGTTTGTACAGGCATTGCCACAGGATAACAAGTGTTTACCTGCCGGGTATTTAGAAAACTTAAATCGGATATTAAGCCAGACGCAAAAACAAAGGCTACTGCACGGCGATTGGGAATTTGACGATGCTGCAGATATATTAATTGATTATGAAAAGATTTTAGATTGCTTTACTAATAGCCATGTAGAGCCAGGTAGAAAATGTATCACGGCGGATTTGGCACGTTTAGGAGGGGATAAGATTGTAAAAGTAGAATGGGATGGATTTAGGGCTAAAGTAGAATGGTGGCAGCGTGAAGGGTTAGACGTTACCGGTAAGAGGCTTGAGCAGGCAAGATTAAAAATGGGTATCGGTAAAAGTGATGTACTGTGTGATGAGGATGGTTTAGGGGGTGGCGTAGTAGATTATGAAAAGTTTAAAGGCTTTGTAAATAACAGCAGTCCTTTACCTTCACCAGATGGTAACCTTGACGACAAGGGGCAACCGATAAAAGAGAACTATGACCATCTGAAAAGCCAGTGTAGTTTTAGGATGGCAAATAGAATCAATAAAAATGGTGTATATTTACAATGCGATCCTGATATTCGCCAATTGATTATTGAGGAGATGGAACAAGTCAGGCAAAAAAATTTAGACAGCGACCTAAAAAAAGGAGTTATGCCAAAAGATAAAATAAAAGAAATCTTAGGCAGGAGCCCTGATTTTTGGGACGCTATTATGATGCGTGAATTTTTTGAGTTGAAGCCTGTACGGACATTTGCAGATGCAGACTATTAAGTTTAAAATCCAGTATTGATGCAGTTAATATCTAACAAAAAATGGGACACTTTGCAACTAGAAATAAAGGCTTTGCAAAGTAATAATTTAGCAAACGCCTTTCGTTATTTCACATCGCAAATCTTCCCGCATTGGGCTGTAGTAAAAGAGTTAGACGCATATCAAACGATTGATGATATTTACTCAGTTGTGAAAAAACTAGCAACCGCATCGGCATTAATCCCCTTCTATGCTTACGATAAAGCCAAAGATACTGACTTACCCGACACAGATAAATTATACACCTTTTTAGATACACTGGATTTCGAACAAAAAGAAATCCTTTACACCTTCCTTTATTTACAAGGGGAGGTTTTTGCATATAAAAACATTATCGAAGAGGGGATTAATAAAGGAGCCAGTAAGCTTACTTTTTTAAACCCGTCAAAAGTTACCTTAGCCCTTACAAACGATTTTCCAATAGAGATAGCCGGGTTTAAATATGACGATCCTCAAAGCGGAATTACTAAAGATATTAGCGTAGAGGAAATGGTGTTTATTAAGCTACCAAACCCGTCGGCTAGTAAAGATGAAGAATGGAGAGGGCTTTCACCTATCAAGGTTTTAGCTCAGCGTTTAACAAGGGTGCAAAGTGGATTAGATGTGACCGTAGCACAATTACAAAACGGTGGTGTACCTGGGATTGTATTCGATAAAACGCCAGGTTTAGAAGCCGGGGCAGTAAGTACAAGGCGTGACAATTTCGGGCGGTTTATTCGTAACAAGGATAATAAAGGCGCTCCATATTTCTCAGCTAATGATCTTGGTTATATCGCACTAGGAACCACGTTAGCGGATATGGATGTAGCAGCTTTAGCAAATATCGACTTTGATAAAATCTGTAACGCTTACGGGGTTAGCTCGGTCCTGTTCAATAATAAATCAGCCAGCACAGAAAGTAACGTGCAGGAAATGGTAAAGGAAATGTACACCAACACCATTATTCCAAACGTTTACCGGGTAGAAGGGGCTTTAAATAAATATGTAGTCCCCGACATCCAAACAAAAGGAATTATTAAATGTGACGTAAGCGAAATCGAAGCGTTAAAAGAAGATCAAACCAAATTAGTTACCGCGTTAAAAGATGCATGGTGGTTAACAGGTAATGAGAAACGGGAGCGCATGGAATACGATCAGGATATAGCTGTTGAAGAAATGGATAGATACCTTGTACCTTCAGGAGTAATGTTAATTGAGGATTTAAGTATAGTTGTTGATGAAGTACTCAACTCAGCAGGAGATTATTTAGCACCGGTTAAACCATTAAAACAAGCCAATGGATGAACAACTCGAAAAGGTAATATGTAAGGCTTTACCCTTACCGTCATGCCCGCAAAAAGCTGAAGCGATTAAACTTACCCGCGTCTGGCTAAAAAGGGAAATACTAAAATTATATACCCCGCAAATAAATCAAGTTGGACCTACGCAGTTAAAGTAAATCCTTTTTCTTTAGCTTGGTAATTTCTTTTCTAACCGCAACCTTTACCGGCTCCCGCCATTCTTCTTTAATCCTGAATGAAACAGTTTTCCATTCTATGCCGGATGGTTTGCGGCCAGCCCCTTCACGTTTGCCGCCCCTTTTTTCTTCTTTCCCTGTCATTGGTTGTGGTTTTGGTTGAAGTATTGTTCTGCATTTTTTGCAGATGAAATCATTTTACCGCCATCTACCCAAGCATCTATTATCTGCTGCTTTTCCAGTTCAAGCAGCTGCTCAATTCTATATCTTATAGAACGGAGATCGTTATCAATCTCGCCTTCCCTTGCTAATCTAATAATTTCAAGTGCCTCTTTGATTGCTGTATTATTCATATTATTTATTTTAAACTGTCAATGTATTTTTGTCTTAATTCAGGAATGGCTTTTGGATAATAAGGCCCGTCAAAAGATATTTCGCTATAACCTAAAAGAAACTTAGCAAATCCGTCCATTACTTCAATGGTTATTTCTGTACAGGATTGGGCGGCAGCATCTACAGTATTATTATCAAGATAGCCATACTTATTAACGTTTTTATTTACCGCATCTAAGTGTTTTTGTTTTATATTTTCCATGCATTAATTCGCTTTATGGGTTTATAATAAAATCCCGACCTTGCAAAAACCATTTCAATAAACTAATTTGTCTTTCTTCGGACAATTCAAATTGCCAGTTATCTACTGATACACGATTTTCATTAACATAAAATGAATTACCATATTCACGGCTATGTTGATTTTGAAATTCTGCAGCAGCCTCAAGGCTTACTTTATTGTCTGTGATAATTGCGATAACGTTTGTCATGACCTTTTGATTTAGGATTCAAAGATACAACTCTTTTTGATATTACAAAACATTTATCAAAGTATTTTTAAAATAGTTCAAATTATTTTATAGACTAAATAATTTAGTACCTTTATAAAGTGAATCTTAATGAACAAAATGAATACTGGCACAAATGGAACCGCTTTCAACTGCGGCATGAGGGTATTTACACGCCTAAATACAATAAGGCATTAAGGGAACAAATCAACCAATTTATCGAAGCGGGTACTTTAATGGCGGTTGACTCAGCGCCTATCTATAAAGTAACTTTAGAACTATACACAACCGTTAGCCCTATATGGGCAGCCGCTTCTACACTTAATCTAAGGCGACAAAAAGCAAGGGCGCCAATGGGATTTAGTCAGTATATCGTTGATCAAATGGCGATTTACTACGGGATAGACTTCTTGAATATGTCCGATAATATCACCCAAACAACTAAAGATACTATTCAGGCCGTTTTAAATCAGGCAGCTTTAGAAGGATTTGGATTTGATGAGGTTGTAAGGCGATTACAGAGCACAGAATTAACAAGGTTTAGAGCTAGGTTAATTGCTAGGACTGAAACCGTTGGGGCCGCTAATGCCGCTAGTAATATCGCTGCAATTAAAACAGGGTTGCTTTATGATAAAATCTGGATCTCAGCGCGTGATGCCAGAACCAGACCTCACCACAGAGAAGTAAATCAAAACGTTGTAGGCATGTCTGAAACCTTTACGGTAGGCACTTCACAAATGCAATTTCCAGGCGATAAAGACGGGGGGCCTAATGAGGTTTGTAATTGTTTTTTACCCGACCAATTGACATCCGTAAACCCCGAAATAATCAATAAGGCTTTCAGAAGTTTCTACGATGGAAAGGTTGTCACCATCGAGGCTTCCAACGGCAACAGTTTCACCTGTACCCCGAACCATCCAATACTTACAACTAAAGGATTTCGTGTAGCTGACAGCCTTACAAAGTTTGATAAGTTGGTTTATAGTAGTTTCATTAACGACAAGGTCTCTCCCGATTTTAACATAAACAACAGTAAATCCACGTTTGAGCAAATATATAATACGCTTAATGAATTTAGGGTGAGTGTGCGGAAAAACGGTAGCGTTATGGATTTCTATGGCGATGGATCCAATAGCGATGTCAATATTGTAAGTATTGACGGCCAATTGCATAACAGGGTTGAATTGGGTAAGCCTATCAACAACGGATTGCTCCAAAATACCAACTTCAACGAGGCTGGATTGCTTAGTAATAGCAGCCAAAGCGATCCGCTTACTTCTTTGATCTTGGGTGGTTTTAGCCATCGCTACATTAGCGCCAAAAACGAGCTTTCTCCTATCATCGAAAGAAGTGTTAGCCATTCTAATAAACATGCTTTCGCTCCTGTTTTTTTGGATAATTCCATTCCTACGGAGACGGTTAACAATAACGCTCCTGCTACATCCGATATTAGCGGCGATTTGTTTGACAGAAATATCATCATTGAACATCTTGATAATGAGATCAACGTCAACAATTGTGCGGACATTACGAGTATTAGTCATAGTTATTATAAAGGTTTTGTTTATACGTTAGAAACAACCGAAGGTATTTATGACATTAATTCTTTTGTTGCAAAAAATTGCCGGTGCTGTGTTGCGCAGATACCTAAGAGGGATAGTTCGGGGAGGTTGATTAGGGTTTAATATTTAGTTCCTCTCCCGTTAAGATATGGTAAAGGTTTTGCAGTTGGTGTAGATGCTTAAATTCTGGTTGTAGTGCAAATTTACCATTGTCCATCTTGTCGTAATTTATGTAAATGGTAAATGTCTCGTCAAATCCATACGCCCAAAATTCAAACTTGTTTAACGCCCATTTACATACTGTGTAGTTTTCAATATTTTCCCCTGTTTCTTTAAACCCGCATTTCTCTAATATTTCAGGTGTTATTAGGATGCCAAATAAATTATAATTTAATGATAATAAACCACGCTGTTCTTCTACCAATATGTCATCTGAATTGTCAAGCCTTAAAACAGTAAATACACCTCCTGTTTCTTTTTGCAACTTATTCCCAATTCTTAAATCTTTATATTTTATCATACAGTTAATTTTGTTTTAATGGTTGTGTATAATGTTCATTTAAAATCCTTAAAATCAACTTTCTTAAAGTTATGCCCTCCATTTTTGCATGATTCTTTAATGGCTCAACAAGATCGCCAAGTCTTACAGAACAATCAGCTTTGAATTTTATTGGCTCTCTTGAAAGGTGGATGTTTTTTAATTTAATCCCTTTTGCAATAAAGTATTTTATCCACTTGCCTTCAACCTTAATTAGCTCCTGCCTGTTTATAAATTCAACCTGCTCTAATACCTCAATAGATATATTTTGGCCGTATAAAGTTTTGTGGTTCCAAAGCCTTTGATTTACGTTAATCGTAGACCCGACATAAAATATCTCCCCTGTTTTAATGTCTTTTAAGCTGTAGATGAATCCTGTCATTGTTTTGGTTCGCTATGTTTTATGATGCTAATAACTTTAGTTTCGTTGTCGGCGTCTAGCCATGTTTTAATTGCTATGTCGGCAACTTTATTCATCTTGAAAACGGGATTTTCAACAACATAGTCAACTAGCTTCTGATGCGTATCATCGCTGATTCTTACACCTTTTTCTTCCATAGTATTTATTAGATTTTAAATAGAATATTAAGCCGTAACAAATATACTACTTTTTACTACATCCCTTAGCAAAACATAAAATTTATTTTTACTACACAATGTTTAAAAGTCTTACAAGTACCATCAAGGATTTAGACAAACAAGGCCGCGTGATCGTAGCTGCGAATGCGTTTGGTAATGTCGACAGCCAGAAGGATGTAAGCATGCCCGGTAGTTTCTCAAAAACAATTAAACAGGATTTTATTCGGTTGAAATGGTTTCTTAATCATGATACAAGAATATTATTAGCCGTACCGATAGACGCACAGGAAACAAAAGACTATTTACAGGTTACCGGCCAGATAAACATGGATAAGGAGATAGGCCGCGATACTTACGCAGATTATAAACTTTATGCAGAATACGGGAAGAGTTTAGAGCATTCCATCGGAGTTGATTGTAAAGATTCTGTCATAGATCAGGGAGTAAGAAAAGTAACTGAGTGGAAATGGTGGGAATTAAGCACACTGACAGCATGGGGCGCAAACGAGCGCACACCGATGCTCGATATTAAGTCTGCTGACCCTACTAAGCAGATTGAATGGATGGCCTTGCAACTTAAAAAAGGCGATTACACCGACGAAAGATTTACGGAAATCGACAAGGCATTAAATCTTCTTTTAAAATCACTGGTTGAGCCGGACCCGTCCACTCATGACCAGCCGATCATAGCCAGTGACCTGGCGGGCATTTCAACCACATTCATAAACTCATTAATTAATTAAAATGGCAGAAGAAAAGAAAGCGCCGGAAACCGTTACCAAAGAAGCTATCATGGCTGAATTGGGTAACATTAAATCCGCTCTTGACGCAAATCAAAAAAAGGCAATCGCGGAACAGGAGAAAAACCTGGACGATAAATTAGCCGCAGTTAACACAGCTATCGAAGCTTTGAAAACAGCTAAGCCAGAAGTAACAATCGAAGAATTCAAAAGGGTTAGCGACGATTTGGCTATCACTGTTAAAGCTTTGGACGTTGTTCAAACAAGGGTAAAAAGCCAGAGCAATACCAAATCAACCGGACCGAATGAAGAAAGCTCTTTCAAATCAGTATTGAGCGCATCTATCGCACAATTGAAAGATAATATTCATGGCGATACAATCAAAGGTGGTTCATTCGTAACACAGATGCAGCTAAAAACTGTTGGTGATATGACCATAGGCGCAAACCTTACTGGAAATATCCCTAATACGTATCGCGGTGGAATCGTACCAGTGCCGTTTGAAATGATCCACATGCGCGCGCTTGTTAGTGTGACACCTTCTGAAACCGATTCATACCATTTTTATCGTCACACACAGGGCGAAGGTTCTATCGCTTTCCAAGTTCAAGAGCTTGAAACAAAAGCACAGATCGACGAAGATTTGGCAGAACAAACAGTTAACCTTAACTACCTGGCAGGTTGGTTGCGTATCTCTCGTAAGATGCTCCGCAACTTCAAAGGCTTACAGGGTTATTTGAGCCGTTGGTTACCTGAAAGATATTATCAAAAAGAAGATACAAAAGCGTACCAGGCGTTAATTTCAGCCGCCACCGGTGTTGCAGATGCTTCCGGTACTGATATGATTTCAATTATCATCAGGACTATCGGAAAGCAAAAGAAAGCTAAGTATAATGTAAACGGTATTGTAATCGATGGTGAAGTATGGGCCAAATTGCTTACTTACAAGGCAAGCACTTCAGGTGAATTCACACAGCCAATTGGTGTAGTAACTATCAGCCCTGCAGGTCAGTTAATGATTTGCGGTGTACCGGTTTATACTGCTTCATGGGTAGGTGGTGACGAAGCTATCATCGGCGATTGGAATTACTTTGAAATTATCCAGAGCGAAGGTTTATCACTCCAATTTTTTGACCAGGATGGAACCAACGTAAGGGAAAATAAAATAACAGCAAGGATCGAAGCCTCTGTAGGGTTTGCGGTTCTTGATCCAGCAGCTTTCGTAGTTGCCGCTTTAGAATCAGTTTCCTAATTGAAAAATGGTTTAGTAAACAAGGGCCTGCTCTTACCGGGCAGGCTCTTTTAAAATATGGACTACACTAAAAATATAGATAAGTACTGCGAACCACTAACGGACCTATACAATAGTGTTTTATCCATCAGTTTTAGTGGTGAAGGAAGCGAACCGGTTACACTTGCGGAAGCAAAATATTGGGGAAAGATAGAGCAGGATTCAGACGACGATATAATAACCGCTTTGATTACAGCAGCCCGGAGAATGTGTGAGCAGTTTAGCGGAATCGGTTTTATTACAAGAACGGTAACAGCAGGTATTAATAATTCAAACGGAGGTTTTGCATTACCATACGGCCCTATCACGGCAGGTCCATCGGCGGTTGATACCGACGGTAACACGTTAGACCTGATTTATAATTTAGGGCAGATTGAAAGCCCTTCGGGCCGTATGGTGGTGACTTACACAGCAGGATATAGTTCTTTACCGGAAGAGTTAAAAACAGCTCTTAAAGCGCAGTTCTTATTCTTATATCAAAACAGGGGGGAGGGAACACAATCTCTTTCTCCGATAGCTCAAATGATTTTAGCACCGTTAAGAAAGGTTGTTTAATGAATGGCAAAAATGATATAAGTGATCTGAATTTACGCATTGCTATTAAGCAGTGGAATGTGTTACAAGATAACGGCGGTGGTTCTTATTACGAATTAGCGGCTATCTGGCCAGTGTGGGCGAATAAAAGAAACGTTTCAGGTAGCCAGGTTAATGTAGAAGCTCAACAGCAATTTTATTACGACACAACTTTTAAGGTCCGTTACAATTCAGATTTTAAAAGCAATATGACGGTTGATTACGGATCGGAAAGATGGTTAATTAATTCAATCGAGGTGGATAGTGAAAGTTATAAAGAGTTTATGTATTTAAGGTGTTCATTAACTGATATAAATATTGATGTAAGCTAATGGCAGGGGGAATAACGATCAAGGTTACCGGGATGGATAAGACACTCGCTAAACTTGACGCAATGAAAGGATTAGAGCAGGATTTGACAGATGAATTAGCAGCGTTTGGAATGGATGTAGCGAGAGATGCAAAACAAATTTGCCCGGTTGATGAAGGGTATTTAAAGAACAGTATTTTTTTTGATGCGTCATGGTTGAAAGTTGAAATAGGGGCCCGGGCGAATTATGCGGCTTATGTTGAATTTGGTACAAGAAAGTTTGCGGCTGCAGAAGTGGCAACATTGCCGCCGGAAATACAGGCTTACGCAGCGCAGTTTAAAGGTAGGCCGAATTTATTAGCAACAGGGATGAGAGCAAGGCCTTATTTATTCCCATCCTATGAAACAAACAGGCTTAAACTCATTAAAAGATTAAAGAACTTATTCAATGCGTGACGTAAATGAACCGGTAAGAGTAGCCTACGCAGCAGCCTTAACAAGCATACCCGGCGTAAATACTTATTACCAATCATTACCGAACAATCTTAACCCTGATAACTATATAGTTTTTAGAAGTATAAATAACAATGATGCAAGTACGAAAAGCAGCGCAGATGTCAGTTTAAATATTACGGTTGAGATTCACACGAAAGGAAATATTAATAATCCAGGTTTAACGGCAGACACTATTGCGGATCAAGTTTTTCAGTTGATTTACCCGGATAAACAAACGAATATAATACTTAGTAGAGGCCAGGTATTACACACAGAATTAGCGAATGATGTAACACAAAATTTTGAGCAAAGGAACCAGTTTGGTTATATCAGTCGGTTTATAACTTTTCGTCATTGGATTTTTGTTGATGGCTCATCAAGTGGAAGCGGTGGAATGACAGGGCAGGGGCAAATATTCAGGTTAGAATATACCGGTGTTGGCAGTGAAGTCGGGTTTACAGATAGCCAACTAATCAACAAAAGAGTATTAGCGGTTTTCAATGACGGGATTGAGTTTAGCGAAATAATAACAAGCGGAACCCCGACGGCAAAGCAAGTAAAATATACATCAGCAACAGGGGCGATAGAGTTTGCAATACCATTAGAACCAGATCAGGAAGTAGCGGTTTTATATCAACTGGCTAACCCTTATCAAACGTTAGTTTTTGATTACACAGCAACGGGCGGGGAATTGAGCTTTAGTAGTGTGTTATTGGAAGGTAAACAGGTTTACGGGGTATCGCGGGATGGGGTAAGTGCAAGTAAGATTTTAAGCTCCGGAACACCGGTAAATAAAGAGGCTCTTTATGAAACAGGAACCGGTACAATTGAATTTGCTAGTGCTTTAGAGCCGGGCGAACAGGTTAAAATTCTTTATCAACTTTAAAATATAAAAAATGGCAGAACGTAAGATTTCCGGTAATGATGTGTTACTCTTTATCGGTATAGACGGGGTAACATACGACACAATCGTTTGTCTTACCTCGCAAAGTATAACCAGGGCTACCAGTGAAATCGAAGCTAACACAAAATGTGGTCCCGATAAATTAGCGGGAACCCAAACAAACGCTATCTCTTTTGAAGGTCAGATTATGCTTGATCCGGATTCAGGAAAAGCTTCTACCGATCAGTTAGATGACTATTGGAGAAACAAAACCAATATTTATTACAAACTAGGTGAAGTAACACCAACTGAAGGAAGTGTTACTTATTACGGCCAGGGTTTTATCGCTTCTTTGGATGAGGTTTTTGCGCAGGATGCACCAAGCACTTTTAGCGGTTCAATTGCTCCATCAGGTTTGATCCTTAAAACTACTGCAACATCTTAATATGAGTTATATCCAAATAGAAATAGGAGGAAAATTAAGAGGGTTAAAGTTCTTACAGCATGCAGTTATAACAATGTCAAAATATGTGGACATTGATAACTACGCTGCAACATCAGGGTATGCAATGGTATATGGCGGGCTGAAGTGCAATAACTATGTAAAACGGGTAGAGGATGATTTTACTTTTGAGCAAGTATGCGAGTGGGTTGACTTATTGAGCAGAGAGGACCTTATAAAAATACACGAAGTATTTGCCGAAACACAGCTTTACAAAGATTTAGTTGATAAAGGGGCTACCGAGGTTATCACAAAAAAAAAGTCGAAGAAAACAGAATTGAAAACTTAAAGTTCGCATTGGGTAAGTTAGGTTGGACTGAAAGAGAATATTACGAGTGTAGCCCTGAAGGATTTTATTATGCCTCTCAGGGCTATTCTGCAAAATTACAGGATGAAAGCCTGGCAATAAGGAACGCAGCAACTATAATATTTAGAGTGATGGGGGGTAAGGAAAATATGGACAAATTATGGCCGTTAAAAGGAGTTGATGCGATAAGCGATAAAATCGAGCAACCTAATAAGGAATGGTGGGATAAGATGAAAGCGGCGCAATCAAAAATTGACGAACAAATAAATAAAGAACGAAATGTCAAACGCTGATTTAAGTATAAACATAACCGCGAATACAGGGGCGGCTACAGCTAATATTGACAAACTCAATAAGAGCCTTACTAATACAGATAAGGCAGTTAAACAAATTACCCCTGGCGTTAACACTGCGGGCCAATCGCTCCAAAACTTAGGCCGTATCGCTCAAGATGCGCCATTTGGTTTTATAGGTATTCAGAACAACTTAAATCCATTATTAGAATCCTTTCAAAGATTAAAAACAGAAACAGGCTCAACAGGTAGCGCATTAAAAGCGTTAGGATCTTCAATGTTAGGGGCCGGAGGAATTGGTTTTGCTTTAAGTGTTGTTAGTGCCGGGATATTATTCTTTCAATCCGGCTTATTATCATTTGGTGGAGCATCTAAAAAAGCAGCAGCAGCAGCAAAAGAATTTGCCGATTCATTAGATGATGCAAGGGCATCTGGGATCGCTTCAGGCTTACAGCTTCAGGCTTACGCAAATATAGCGGCAGATACTACACAATCACTCGAAACACGAAACACGGCGCTAGAAAAGGCCAATAAAATAATGGGGGATCATGGGGAGAAATTAACCCTTGTTAATGTCGCAACTAAAGGAGCACGGGAAGAAATAGAAAAATTTACACAGGCTACGATTCAGCAAACATTAGCCACAAAATACGCTGATAAAGCGGCGGACTTAATTATTGCAAGGGCTAAAGCATTCAAAGAATTTGCACAGGCAAGAGCTATTTTAGATAAGGTTAATAACACACAAGATATTAATGTAAGTGGATCAACCGGAGGCGTTGGTACTAACGTTTCAACGCTAGGCAAATTAATATCAGCCCAATCCAGGTACAACGAAAAATTAGAGGCATACCAAAATATTACAAAAGGACTAGGTGAGGTTACAAATGAATTAAATAAATCACAGGAAGAATCAGCAAGGTTATTTGGTGAGATAGGGAAAAAGGCTCCTGAAAAAGCAACAGCCGCAGTTAAAAATATAAAGGCAAAAATTGAAGAAGAATTTAAGGCTGAAAAATTGTTTTTGCGCCCTGAAATGATAGAGATTTCATCAGAGCAAATCAAATTAGATAGGGAGAAATTTGAAAAAGCATTTCAGGCTTCATTAGGTAATAAATCAATGAAATCGAAACTTCAAATCGAAGCCGGTATAAACTTTTCAAATAGGGAAACTGATAAGTCGATTAACGACATGCAGGATAGATTCCTTGAGCTAACCGATTCGATTGGACAAGGTTTAGGGAATGCGATAAGTCAAGGGGGTAATATTTTAGCGGGTGTATTTGATGGTGTTTTACACACAATGGGTAAGTTCCTTGTGGAACTAGGTAAGGCGGCAATCTTAACATCAAAATTATTCCTGGCAATTAAGGCGGCAGGTAAAAATCCAATTACAGGGATAGTTGCAGGTATCGCGGCGGTTGCGGCCGGTTATCTTTTACAATCAATTAAAATTCCAGGCTTCGCAGATGGTGTTACAAATTTCGGCGGAGGTTTAGCAATGGTGGGCGAAAGAGGGCCGGAATTAGTGAGGCTTCCCAAAGGCTCAGACGTAATACCAAACGGCAGAATGAACGGAATGTCAGCAGGTGGTGGCACACAGGTTTTTATTGCTGATAATAGACTATCTGGAAATGATATAGTACAATCTTTTAAAAGGACAACTAAAACACTAGGCAGAAACGGGTAATGGCATACTTTGAACATTATAGGGCAGAATTTGACAGCGTTTCGGAAGAGACGTATAGAATCTATATCTATGAGAAAGATTATGTTGGGAGTATTGTTAATTTGACACTATCCGCTATCCCTATAAAACACGCATGGAGCACAGACGAGCCACAACCACCAATAAAAGGCAGTTCACTTACTTTCTCTTACCTCAATACCGGAAGTGTACCTATATCTTCTTTTTATTCTGTGAATGACGATCAATTTAAGATCCAATTATTCAGGGGCGGAGAAATGTTATTTGAGGGATTTTTAGTACAAGATGATTGCGCCGAAATAATGGTTGATTATACGCATGAAATAACGCTTTCTTTTAATGATAACCTGGGGCTTTTAAAAGATGTACCACTGGATAGTAACGTTCCAAATTTAGGGGCATTTACTGCTTCTGCGTACTTTGATTTCCTTTCTCCATCACCATCGAATAACTGTTTTATTTACCTGTATAATACAACGTTTATTCCGGTTGTTGCAACGCCGTTTACTATCTCAGGCCACATTGAAGCAGCAGCCAACGCAACGTGGACCCCGACAGCAGTAACCGCGATAGGTAACGGTAATTGGAAAGTACAAGTAGCTGACTTCTCATTTATCGACATGCAGGCGTGGCCTTGTTTTATTGCGGGGAGCTCAACCATTGACCTTTATAACAGGAATTCGCTTTTGAATATAATTCGGGTTTGTCTTTATAATACCGGGTTAGAATTAGATACGCATATTTATGCAAATATTTTTGAAGTTTCACAGGATGTTACAAGGTCATTTTTAGAGCAGACTTACATAGATGCGCAAACGTTTATTGAGGGTGAAAGTTTTATGGACTGTTACCGGGTTTTAGAAATTATAATGGACCGGTTTAACCTTACTTTATTTCAGGCTAATGGAGTGTGGAATATAGTTAGATGGCAAGAGTTTAGATATTATACATCTCCTTTTCCGTTACCGTATTTTATTTATGATTTTGAAATGACTTATACCGGAACCGGTACGCTAGACAAGTTTTATACAACAGGTTTTGAAGAATCTATTTATCCTGAAGTTGGTTTAACCAGGTCGATTATTAGGCCGTACAATTTTGATAAAGAAACTTATAACTACTATCAGCCAAAGTATTTACTAAGGAATTTCGATTTACAGGATTTAGGCTCATTGATTACAAGTTATGTAAGCGGGCCAAATACGATCAGTGAATATAATTTAACCGATTGGCATGATGCTGGATTTTCGCCGCAGCCTAGTTATTTTATTCGGGTAGTTGTAACTACTGCAACAGGATTTGAGGTTGAAAGGTATGTAGTTGTATCGGGAGCAACCGGCGATAACCCAAGATCAGTAATGTCAACACCTTTTGAAGTATCGGCAGGTGATAAGATTACGTTTGAATATACTTTTAAAACAACAAAAAGTCAGGCAGGTCCCGGAACGGTTGTTTTAGCTTTAAGGTTATACGATTTATCTACTACAAATTACGCAGATGAAGACCCAACCGTTAACTGGAAAGTAGGTGTAGGGTGGAATTTCACAATTCCAAGCGGGGGTAATACAAATGTGAATCAAACTGTAACTATTGACCCCGGGCAGATACCTTTTGATGGGCTTATCTACTGTTATTTACCACAGGCTGACCAAACGGCTGCCGGTGGCGATGAAACGCAAATAAAGGACATCAGGATAACGTACACGCCATACATCAATGACAGTGTTAAGATAAATGGCCAGGTCCATACGAGCACACAGAATGTCAATATAAAAAATAATGAGTCAATAGAAATATTTACAGACGACTCACCAAGAAACAGCATCAAAGGAACCTTGTTTAAACCATCGTTTGCAACTTCTATTCAGGATAAAACATCGCAGTGGTATCGCATATCTAACCCATCCGAAACATTAAGAATCGGAGAAATAACAACAGGTGAACAATTAAAATGGAGGCAAATATCAAGGGCAAAATTAGAAGGTACTTTTTACGGGTTGGTTCAAACGAATAATGTTTCAATGTTGGCAATTTTAACTAACACCGCTTTACCCGGACTGAACTTCATTTTTGGCATGTTAGAAATTGATTATAGAAACAATTCTTTTAACGGCACACAGTGGGAAATATACGAGGACGGCGAAAGTATCGCGGAACCAATTGTTTATGATTTTAAATACCTGTATAGCTCATGAGTTTAGTAAATGGTAAAAATGTGAGGATGTTAATTTATGATTCAGGTCGTTACCGGCTTTATGCGTGTGCTACATCCTGCTCAATTACTATATCTACAACAGTAGTCGAAACAAGTGTAACGGGTTCGGGTATGTGGGCTACGATTATGCCGCAAAAACATTCATGGAGTGGTACACTTGACGGAGTTGTTAATCTTGACGATCCTGATAATTTAACACTAGAGGAATTAATTGGATTACAGATAGCAAAAACAAAATTAGTTGTAAGGTTTGAAAATATAGACGAGGCGGGAAATCAAAACGCGCTAGGTGGCGAGGCTTATATAATCAACTCATCAAGCACAGGGGATGTAAATAACGTATCAACTTTTTCAGTAGAAATTCAAGGAACAGGAGCTTTAATACAATCGTAAGATGAAAAGAATAATTATTATATTATCAATGTTATTTGGATTCGCAGAGGCGCAACAAATTACATATACACCTATGACGGCGGCAGGGTACAGGTATAAATATCTACTTGCTGATTCCGGATTTGCGTTACCTTTTAGAGATACTACAATTGGCAGGGGAACAGATAGGCCAGGTTCTATCGTGTGCCGTCCTGCAGATAGTTTAGTTTATATCTGGAACGGTTTAATATGGGATTTCTTAGGCGGCGTTTCAACTACGTTTGTTACCAATTATGTTGATAGCTCAATAGCAATTAATAACTATTATAATGGCATCGATTCTTCAACAGCAATATTGTTTCCTTTCGGGGCTGTAATATGGGATTCTTTATTAGTCTTTCACACCACAGAATATCATTATAAAATAAACGGTGTGAGGTATTCAGCCGACGCGGTGCCGAGTATTACACTTACGCCAGCAAACCCGAGTGCTGACAGATACACAATTTTCTATGGTGATACTTTGGGGAATATAGGAACCATTGACGGTTTATATTCTAATCCTGCAGACATCCCCGGCGTTGACCCGGCAAGTCAAATATTGTTGGCTACTTATTTAATCCCGGCGGGCGCGGTAACACCTTATCAAATCACAAATAACGTAGTCTATAAAGAAAATGTTGAGTGGGCTGTAACAACAGGAACAGGGGTAACAGCAGCAAGGATAAACCCACTATATACAACAGCGCCATTTCAAGGCACTTACAGTTTATTCGATAGTAGTGTAGTGGCGGGGACATATATTGAGTTTACCTATGGATCAGACATAGTATCGGACAGCATTAGCCTATTAGCAATGCAATTAAAATTACTATCAACTTTTAACACCAATACGAGATTAAACTTTACATTCCTGCATAATGGCAGTATTGTTTCCCAAAATTCTTACGCATTAATAAGTGGCAGTAATGGGTTTAATAGGGCGGTAGTGGGATCTTATCAGGCGATAGGAATACAAATGAATTTATTTAGTTTTTATAGCGGGGTATTTAATAAGATAAGAATATCATTTACAGGCCCAACAAATACGAGCGGTATTCAGATAGATAATTTTGTTTTAATCGCCAATGACCCTAACGCAACCGGCACAGGCAATGTAGTTAATTCATGGCGGGGTATGACAGGACCGCCAAGAACAGGTAACGTGCAAGCGGTAAGAACAGATTACACAACATTCTTTGATAGTATAAAGTTAAGGGCAACAGATTCATTGTACTATGATTTATATAATAACGGCGTTCTTAAAATGTCTGTTCCAACGCTGTATAAAAAATTAGTAAATAGCGCAACAGTAACATGGGATACTACTGCAAATGGTGATTTAAGAGCAACCGCAATAGGCGGCGGCGGCGGTGGTGATTCAGTTATTTACTATGGCTTAAATGCGAGTTTAGATAGCACTATTTTAGAAATGTTTGATGGAAGAAGATTCGCTGCTCCTTTGGGTGGTGGGACGGGAGGCGGTGTATCAAAAGCTCAACTCCCATTATTAATTAATGCAGCAGGTGATTCGGTAACAAGAAGGTGGAATGTACTTGATTATTTACCTGGTTTTGTTTCAGGGGTTACAGATGCAACATCAGGTATTCAGGCAGCTATTAATGCGTGTAGCGCAGGCGGTGGGGGTGAAGTTTTCTTCCCAAAAGGGAGATATAAAATAGCGGGGCCTTTAGGTTCAACCAATTCTCAATTATTCGTTCCTTATATTCCATCTACAGACACATTAAGAAATAGCATAAAACTTATAGGCGAAGGCTTGCCTACATCTACTCCCGTTGGTTCTGCATCAATATTTCATACTACAACAAAATCAAATAGTACAGTTGTTTTAATATCTACATTAACATCAGGGGCAGCCGGGGCGGCAATATTAGGGACATCTTCTGCTGGGTTTAATTCTACATCACTAAGTGTTGAAAACATAAATTTTGAAGTAAAAAATAACCCTTCTGGTTCAGGCCCTGTCGTAGGTGGAATTAACTGGAGGTATGGATCAAATATGTATATTAATCATGTTTTTATTTACACCGACACAGCAGCATACAATACTACATTTCCGGCAATAGAAGTATCAGGAATTGAAACACCAGATGATGGCTCTGCCGAACAGTACACAATTCAAAATACCACAGCTTTGGGATTCAGGAACGGGTTTAAAGTTGGCGAACATGTGGTATTAAATCAAGTGGCTGCATTTGGTTGTTATAGAGGGTATCATTTCAAATTCGGCAACCATACATTAACAGGGGAAAGGGTTTTAGCCCAACAATGTGCTTATGATTTATATTTTAGCGGAGCATTAACCATTAGTAATTTCAATTTAGATGGAGAGTGGCTTAATCAAGGTAAATGGTATGATAATATTGCAACAATAAAAGATACTGCAAACATAGCTTATGGACAGGTTTTTTACACAATCATAGAAGGGTTTGTAGGTAAAAATAATTCAAAATTTTCAATAAGCGGCGGGGCGAATTTACATTATTTGTCGCACGATTTAGGCGTAGCTTCTCCCGTAAGAATAGGCGATCCTATTATAAACGCAACAGTAAATGGAGTTTTTTATGCGGGAACCAACGGAAAATTAAGGGAAAGTGATTCATATTTTGTTTATGACTCAACAAACAAGCGGCTAGGAGTAGGAGTAGGTACGCCGCAAAATACTATTGACGCAACAGCGACAAATCCGTTTTTAAGGCTTAATACCACATCCGCAAATACTACACAATCCGGCATTGTATATACTCGGAACAGTACCCCAAAATGGCTATTAGAAATGAATGCTTTTGGTGGAAGTACCGATGATTTTCAATTATTAGACGGGGTAAATAGTAAAGCCGTTATTTACGCTAACGGAAGCGGCGCACTTAATTTAGGAGGTACGGCAACCGCTAATAGCGCAGCCGCTATAACAATAGGTTCAACTAATAATGTAGGGTTTGATAATTCAGCTTTCTTATGGAATAGCACTAACCATAATCTAACAATCACCACAGCTTCCGGCAATCACACTTTAAAGCTAAATGGCAATACAACTTCTGATCCTCAATTTCAAGTGGGCGGTCAGGTTATTCAATCATATAGTGATAGAAATGCCTTTGTTGCAAACAATGCTTATTTCAACGGATCAAATTATAAGTACTTAACAACAGGGGAAGCAGCGCAATTTCAATTTACAGATGGTGTAATATATTTTAAATCTGCTCCATCAGGTTCAGCCGGAGCAAATGCGACAATGACCGCAAATATAACGGTTGCGAATAACGGCGCAATAGCTTTTAACACCTACACAGCAGGTACATTGGTTACAGATGGAAGCGGGAATATAACAGCATCTTCGGATAGAAGGATTAAAAACTCAATAAATGATTTTAACTATGGACTTGCTGCTATAATGAAACTAAAGCCGTCAACATTTATCTACAATGCGGATAAGTCTAATACTGTAATGAATGGTTTTATTGCACAGGATGTACAGAAAGTAATACCAACCGCAGTACACGCAGCAAACGACAAGATTGGAACATTATCACTTGAAACAAATGCTATTCTTGCTACCCTTGTTAATGCTGTAAAAGAGCAACAGGCGCAAATTGAAGATTTGAAAAAACAAATAAAAGCATTGACAATAATAAAATGAGAATCTTATTAATCATATTACTTCTTTGTCAGCAAGTTTTTGCACTCAATGTAAAGACTATTGGAGACATTGAAAAGTACAAGGGTACAGCTACACAAATATTTGTACAGGAAGAAAAGCGAGGCGGTTTGTTTTATCGGGATGGTGTGGGTGTTGCAGATGGTGGTGTAATTTTTAAAGATGGGTTGGGTAGGTTATGGAGGCGTGAATACGATCCAGCCAATGGAGTAAGCCCTTGTTGGTGGGGTGCTAATGGGGATGACGAAATAGATGATATAATTCCTTTTGAAAAGGCGGTTAAATTCTGTAAGGTGGATATGAGTCATGGGGCTTTAATAGAATGGACTTGGTTACCTCTTATTAATGTTTCACGTGGCGGCTTGTATTTATTTTCCAGACCGCTTAACATTGGTGGTGCTCCATGCAGCCCGAGTGATGCAATGAAATTAAATTGGTTCAACAGGGATTTACAAAGTTATAATTGGCCAGGGCATCAAGCTATTGCAGGTCAGCTTCCAATCTCTATGAAGTTTAACCAACGGGCGTATATTAAAGCCAACTTTAGGCCCGATACATTAACTGCGGTTATCGCTTACGGTAGTGATGGATGGAGTTACGGCGGTTGGGATATGCAGAACGCTACCATTGAAGGATTGAAAGTTTGCGGGCCGGATGGAATGGATATGTATAAGCATGGCAGAGGGAGTAATTTGGTAGGGTTAATGATGTACGGTGGTAAGAGTACAATATTAACGGGATGCGGCTTTTATAATCTTGAAGTCGGCCTGATACAAAACTGTACCTACTTCGGAACTATCATACAACCGCAATTTAGAAACTGTGGTATAGGGTTTTTTACACAAGGGAGCCACAGAACAGATGGTTTTAGTTTTCATGCTTATTCCTGTGACGTAGCCTTTGAGGTAAGATCAGGGGCTTCGGCGTTCATTGGTATGAGTACAGAAGAATGTAAAAAAGCATTGGTAATTGGTAATGGGTTTAATAGTTTCATTGGTCTTTATTTTGAAAAATCTAACACAGAGCCGGACGACACCACGAACTATCAAATACAGATTGGTTACGATGAAGGGCAAGACCCAAGAGGCGATAATTTGGTAAGGTGTACCAGTATTCAATCATTAACTATATCAGGTGGAATCAATGGTATTTTATTAAATGAAACTGCAAGGTCAGTAACTATTGCTGGAAGTGCAATTACAAGTATCAAGGTAAAGACAACACATCCTGAAAATAAGATTATTAGCCTGGATACTTACGGGGAGATATATAAACCGCAAATAGGAGAAACTTATTCAGCATTTTAAAATAATTATATGACCAACTGTTTAGGGCAAACGACATTAATAAGTGCAAGTAGAAAGCCAAAGGTTTGTTATGAATTTGAATACAAAAAGAAAACAACTTTGGGAGAAGTGCCGGATGCTGAATTTTTTGCAAGGGTAAAAGGGGGTACTATAATTTATAGTGTCATCAAGAAAAATAAAAAGACAGTAGTTTTTACTTCTTTGAAAAGCAATTTAAGTTATGAGATGAAAAACAAAACTATCGTATATGTTTCGTAAAATAATATTCATCATACTAATAACGCTATCCGGCAAATGGTGTAATGCGCAATTGAGCAACAACCAATATAAGCAGGTCACAGGTATGATAAAAACACAAACTGATATTCTTAATAAGAGGATTGATAGTTTAAAAGCACGGGTAAAGGTTTTAGAGGATATAAATAAAAAATACAAGTATATCCTAGAGTTCGACACATCGTCAATAGGCGGGTTTAAATCTACCCCATTAGACACAGTAAGGTTTTTAATGCAAATCAGAAAACAATGAGATTACTTACAATAATATTTCTTTTAATTACTTGCACAGTTAATGCGCAAATAGGCGGCAGGTTTTGGGTAACCACTTCAACGGCTCCGGTAAATCAAGCGCCTACTGCAAACGCAGGGGTAAATGGAACTATTACATTACCGACAAATTCTACCGGCTTAGTTGGAAGCGGAACGGATGCAGACGGCTATATTTCAAGTTACTCATGGGTTCAAATATCTGGCACATCAACGACAGTATCAAATGCAAATATTTCCACACCTTCTATTGCGTTTACAATTGCGGGGGTTTATCAATACCAATTAACGGTTACTGATAACAACGGAGCAACCGGAAAAGACACTGTAAGCGTAACAGTAAACGCAGCCGCTAATTTACCTCCAATAGTTATTGCAGGAGCGAACATAGAAATAACGGCGCCGGTATCAACCACTACTTTGACCGGGTCAGCCACAGATCCCGACGGCACAATTAGTTTAGTGGTTTGGACCAAGTCAGGAACCGCAGGAGGTAGCATCACTTCGCCAAATTCTACAACCACAGGACTGACCGGATTAGTGCCCGGCACGAACACATACACTTTAACCGCAACGGATAATGCAGGAAGTGTTAGTACATCTTCCTTAGTAGTAACAGTTTTACCCGCAGTTGCAAGCGCAAACGGTGTTTATACATTTAATGTAACAGGATCAACACAAACAGTAAGCGCCGGGGTATTTCGGGATGATAGTATATTAATTAAAACATTGTTTGGGCCGGACACTTTACCAGTTGGCTCTTATATAAGGTATTGGGATGGAACAGACGACGCAGGATTACCGATCATTTCACCGGATGCGAACTATAAAGTAAAAGTCCTTACTAATAATGTAGCCTATACCTGGCAGGGAACAATCGGTAATAACAGTGATTCAATGGTAGGTGGAAATAAATACAGGGGTTATCAATCGATTAACAGTATAGCGTTTTCAGGAAGTACCGGCTATTATTGTTTAGGGTATTCTGAAGGTTTTTCGTCATTGGGTAAATTCAGCACTTCAACGCCAAACATAAGAACTGCATTTTATACAAGCGAGAGCATAACCGGAGATATTAAATTTGTAACCACCGATGGGACTACGGTTTATTGGGCTGTTCATGATTCTTATTCACCAAACAACTCTTTCGTATTTGGCACAAATGTTTCCAACGATGCAGAAACAAGTTTTTCAAGCGGCGTATCTTACGGGTTAATGTGGGGCAAAACTTACAGTTCTGTAATTTCTAAAGCAAATAGTTTAAATTCTCAAATCACAGGATTAACGGTAAGCGCAAATTATTTATTTGTAGCTCGTGGCGCGTTAGATCAATTACAGGTACTTAATAAAACTACCGGCGCATTACTTCAAACTTTGTCTTTTAGTAATGTAAGGGGTTTATGCGTAGATGGAGCAGATAGGCTATGGGTTCTTTATTCAACCAATACAATCCAGCGTTACACGATCAATGTTGGGGGAACATTAACATCAATCAGCACTTTAAGCGGTCCTGTTGCAGCCCTTTCTATTAGTTATGGGAACGGACTGATTGCGGTATGTGACGGCAGCACAAGCCAACAAACAAAGTTTTACAATTATACTACTAGCGCTTTATCAAGCACGTTAGGAACAGCCGGAGGTTATCAAAGCGATGCAACGGTTAGTAATTCTAAATTCATGTTTTCAGATGCAAGGGTTACTTATCCGTCATTTGTTGCCTGGCAGTCGGATAATAGTTATTGGGTTGGGGATGTAGGTAATAGCAGGGCGCAACACTACAACAGTAGCAATGTTTTTGTAAACAGAATTGCCTTTTTGGGTCCTACTTATAGCACATGGATAGATAGAAATAATATCACTAGGGCATTTGCAAGATACTTAGAATTTGATATTGATTATTCAGTTCAAACTTTAACAGGTTCTACCGGGTGGACATTAACAAAGAATTGGGGCGCAAATGTAACGAGCACTTACAATGATTCTCATGACAACATGCGGCCAATAACACTCAGTAACGGGAGGACATACGGGCTTATTCAGGCGGGTATAAATTTAGAAGTTATAGAGTTAGTTTCAGGTGGCACAATGCGATTCACAGGGGTAAATAAAAACACTAATACAGGCGGTTGGTTCTTATGTACGGATGGAAGTTTACAGCTTTATAGGGATTCGGCTAATTATGGAATAGTTACACGCTATCCATTAACTGGTTTTGACGGCTCAAACAATCCAACATGGAGCAGTGCAGCCGAGTATTTAGCAACGGCATTGCGTGACGATAATGCCCCGGCGGCCGTTGGTAATTCTATTGCACCGCCAAAGAATCAAGTATTCTCAACTACTAATAAAATTGTATTTTTTAATTATAAATTATACTCAAATAACACCGGCCCTGTTGTAAGTTCGGGTTATCATTTAGGATCAATGCAACGTGGAGCGAATAACGCTTACTTATTCCAAACAGAAAAGAGCACCCATAGGAGTTACATAGGTGACTACCCGAAAGCCTCACGTTTTGATGTAGGTAACAGTGTAACCGATTTTGCGGGGGGTAATGTAAACATCGTTGATAGTATTATAGTTACTTCTTATCATGGCGAGGCGTGGAAATTAACCCAAACAAATAAATACAATGTGTATTATCTAAACGGGTTGCCATTGGGCCAATTCGGAACAACAAGGCCGCAAACTACCGGACAATCTCCATCTATGATGGCGGGCAATACCTTAACGCCTGTTATGGTAGACGCTGGAGATAGCCTTTATTTATACGGAGGTGATGAAAGCGATCACTCAGGCATTCATAGGTGGAAAATAAACGGGTTAAATACAATAGCGGTACAATCTACCACAATTGCCTATCCGACGGCCTACGTGGCTCCATCGCTTAATTACACCGATTTAATGGCCGGGTTGCCCTGGGATTCACCACTCGCAAACAATACCGCAGGGTGGACCCGTTCACCGGCTGCTGACACATCAATTACATGGTGGTCCGATCAGTGGAAAATAAGAACTAGCGCAATGAAATTTGATCGTTTATCATCGGTTGATTTATATACCGAATTTGGCAACCCGGGATTAAAAACTTATACCCTTTCCCGTGACCTCGGAACCAATAACGTTTCTACAAATTGGAAGATCACAGGTAATGTAAATTTTGGGAACATGCCAAACGGTTTAGGCAATAATGTTTATTTAGAAGTACTTGATGTGACAGGTAAATTATTAACAACGCTCTCAACTATTAGCTGGACAGAAGCGGCTGGATTATATGGAAACACGGTAAAAGTTTTAGCTACCGCTTTACCTACGCTATCCTCAACTAATGCGTTTGAAATTAATATAGTTGCAGGTACGGTTAATTTCACATACGGCGGATATGCGTTTACGCCTACAACTATTTCAGACGGTACAGGTGATTGGACAAAACCAAAAACATTACGGGTAAGATTTAACAGCAATGGGGGATCGAATAACCAGGTTACAAATGATATTTCTGATTTACAATTTTATAAAGATTATTAAGATGGATGCATTTACAAATTTACTCCTAGTAACACTTATTGGCCTGGTTGCCTGGATCGGGAAAGGCGCTTATGATAAGATCAATACTATTATTGAATTGATAAAAGGGCTTGCTATTAACCATCAAAAACATGAAAGTGAGATTGAGCAATTAAAACGAAATGCAGAGGACCATGAAGAAAGGATAAGGAGCCTGGAAACTAGCACAAGGGATTTTTTAGATTAATAAACTTTTAAAATTAAAACTATGGGATTCGGTCCAAGTCAACTCACAAAAACAACTCCGCAGATAATTAAAAACATAAGGGATTCGATCTTATATTTTTTAATTGGAGCACTTGCATTTGCAAATTTATTCGCTCCAAAACTTCATATTACCGGCGAGGATTACGCAATGTGGATCGGGTTTATAATGTTGGCGGTTAAATCAATTTCTAAATTCTTTGGTATCAATGAGGATGAGGCGGTTCAAAACGTAATGGATTCAGTAGAAGAAGTTAAAACAGGAACAAAACCATAATATGAAAGGAATACATTTCGTCTTAATAATGGCTGTCTTAATTTCAGCCCTAATCCTTTTTAAATGTAATTGCGGCAAAGTAGAAAAACCGGAGGTTATACCCGTAAAAGAACAGGTAAAAGCTGTTGAGAAAAAAGAAGCCGTCTTTATTCCTAAAGTTGATTCCATCGAATTAGAGGTGAAAATCCGAGACAAGAAAATTGAAGCCTTAAACAAATCGCTTAAATATTTACAGAGCGAAAATAAGCGTTTAGGCGGGCTTGCTTTAACTATCGACACGGTTTATAAAGACATACCAACAACTGACTATTTATTGATTCAGGACCTTGTAAATAACGCAGCAGAAGCAGATAAGGCGTGTAATGAAACAGTGACAGCTTTAGAGCTGCAGGTTAATAGTTATGTAAATATTGTCAGTGCAAAAGATTCAATGTACATGGAACTTCGCCGGGCATTCGGTACGGCTATGGATCAACAAGAAATCTGCACAGGTTATTCAAAGAAACTCGAAAAGAAAGTTAAGCGGGTACAGGCTGGAAGATGGGTATGGAAAGCGGTGGCGCTGGCAGGGGGTTTATTCATCTTGCAATCAGTTGCTAAATGAGGGCAGTAAGGATCATATTACTTGTGTTCCTTTTAGTTGTTATGTCGTCCCTTTGTTATCTGTGTAAAAGCGCATTTTTTGCGGTGGTAACCTGTTTAATATTTGTCATTTTAATACGTGAAATATTAGAATTATGAACCGACAAACCTTTTTTAGCGAAATAAGAGCTTCCCTTTTTGGGAACAAATTAAGCGAGGGGCAGGTTGAAGGGATGGAGGCGCTACTTGATGAGTGTAATACTCAGGCGGTTACGGATAAAAGATTTATAGCCTACATAATGGCAACAGTTTACCATGAAACCGGTAAAACAATGCAGCCTATCAAGGAAATTGGCGAAGGTAAAAATATGAGGTATGGTAGAAAGATTTGGTACAATGGAACTCAATACAATGACATTTCAATAATCTATTTTGGCCGGGGCCACACTCAAAATACATGGCGGGATAATTATGTATCTCTAACAAAAGCAGCAAGAAAACAGGGGAATGATTGGGATTTTGAGCATAAGCCGGAATTACTTTTAATCAATAAGCAATCAGCTTGGGCAACAGTTTACGCAATGAGCACAGGGCTTTACACAGGGCGTAAATTATCCAATTATTTCAACCAGGTAGATAGTAACTCTATTGGAGCGAGAAAGATTATAAACGGGGTGGATTGTGCCGCTAAGATTGCGGGTTACTATGATAAGTTTTACGACGCATTAACCTAAAACCACAATATGACAATAGTCGAACAAGGCAGAAATGTACACCGAATAACTATTCCTTATAACAGAGATAATCAGGAGTTTTATTTTTTACTTTCTTCCGACCATCATTGGGATAATGTAGACTGTAAACGGGATATGATTAAAAAACATTTACAGGAGGCGGTAGATAAAAAAGCAAAGGTTTTCATTATTGGAGACTTTTTTTGTGCTATGCAAGGGAAGTATGACAAGCGGAGTAGTAAGATAAAATTAAGGCTGGAGCATCAAACAGAAAACTATCTTGATAGTTTAGTAAACACGGCGGCTGAATGGCTAATGCCGTATCGTGAAGTGATTGCAGTAATCGGATTAGGTAATCATGAGACGGCAATAATGGGGAAACACGAAACTAACTTAATTGAAAGGTTGGTTGAGCGGTTAAATATTGGGAACCCCAATAAGGTTTACATGGGTGGTTATGGCGGGTGGATCCGGTTGAACTTTGAGCACACAGCCGGCGGCCATCGTTACCCGATTAATATAAAATATTTTCATGGATCGGGAGGCGGCGGGCCGGTTACAAAAGGAACAATACAGAGCCAGCGGCAAGCAGTTTTTTTACCAGATGCGGATATTGTTATAAGCGGCCACGTTCACGAACAATACACCATCTGCCACATGCAGGAGAAATTAAATGATGCCGGGGTGGTGTCATTAAAAGAGCAATGGCATGTAAGAATGCCGACTTATAAAGATGAGTATAAAGACGGCAATGGTGGATGGCATATAGAAACAGGTAAGCCGCCTAAACCAATTGGGGCGTACTGGTTAAAGGTAAGTGTAAATACTCAGGGGATTCATTACGACTTTTTAAATGCGAAATAATGAAGAAAAAAGAAAGAATAGAAGCAAAACTGCAAAAAATGAATGTTGAATTTAACGAGTTACATCGCAAAGCTAAACACATAAAACAGGATATGGCAAAATTAAGGGCAGAATATGATAACACCCCGGCAAATGTAGAAGAAAGAATTGATGAACTTATTATGAAAACATGAAAAACATCCTTATTATATCGCTCTTAATGCTTACTACCTGTATAGGTCATAAAGAAATACAAGTAAGGCATATCTATCTAACGGTAATGGATATTGAAATAAAAGAGCGGTATAATCAGGAGTTAAAAATATGGGTGCATTTCAAAGGTGATAACCGGGTAGATTATTATATGGAGGCTAACCTGGCAGATAGCACTTTTTACAGAGTTGACAGTGTTCACCCTTTCCTTGTAAATCGTTAAATATGAAAATAGAACAATCATATTTCCAGCAAATAAATACACTTGATGTATTCAATGAAAGGTTTAAACTAATAAAGCAAAGGGTAACAATACCCGCACCAACAACAGCCGAAGAGCGAAAGCAATTAAGAAAAATGTATGTGGAGTTATTAAAATATTACAGGGAGCAGATAAAAGAAATAAAAGAAAATATTTTACCACGATTAACACAAGGGTAATGGTGCACACTCAAAAAAGGCTGAAATTTAGAAGGGTTAAAGGTCTTAGGGATGATACCGGCGTTAAACTGCATGGGTTAGCAGATTATTACCCACTTCGGATTGAGAAGAAATTAAAAGGTAAAAAAGAACTTGAAATTTACCTGCATGAAATGTTGCACTATATCTACCCTTTAGCAGAAGAGGAAGAGGTTGAAAGGATAGCAATTGTAATGTGCAATACTTTATGGTTTGAAGGTTTTAGAAAAGTTGACAATAGCAATACGATTCCTATGCAAGATGGTTCTTTATAGCAGCAGTTGGTTTTTTCATACTTTGGTTATTAATTGCCCCTTTATTCTTATCGGGGCTTTTTTATATCCGGCCAAAACTAACTTTTTTAGCACACATTTGGCGGTGTTCACGATCCGTGAACAAAGGTATTTTTAACGTCTTTTAATATTCCGTTTACCATTATGCAACAATGTTGCAATAATAAATTTTGTTTATTTTGAGTTTTGCAAAATATATTATTATGTTTGTAAAAAAAAATAACAAATGACAGATTACCAATCGTTTTTAGAAAGTAAACAAAAGGCACATATTTACTCAGGGTTTGATATTGATGAAGGCGAATTAAACCAGCTAATGTTCCCTTTTCAAAAGTTTATTGTTAAACGGGCTTTAAGAGCGGGGAAGTACGCAATATTCGCTGATTGCGGTTTAGGTAAAACTTTAATGCAGATTGAATGGGCTCATAAGGTTAATCAGGAAACTAATAAACCTGTTTTGATATTAGCGCCATTAGCGGTTGCCGGCCAAACTATTTTGGAGGGTAAAAAATTCCATATTGATGTTTGTAAATATGATGGCAGTAACTCACCAATTCAGATTACCAACTACGAACAATTAGAAAATATTGATACATCTATTTTTTCAGGTATCGTTTTAGATGAATCAAGTATTTTGAAAAACTTTGAAGGGGCAACCAAAAAACTTATTTTGGATTTATTTGCCAATACTCCTTATAAACTCGCTTGTACTGCAACACCTTCGCCAAACGACCCGATGGAATTAGGGAACCATAGCGAATTTTTAGACGTAATGGGCCGTAATGAAATGTTAGCAATGTACTTTGTTCACGATGGAGGGGAAACGGCCAAATGGCGTTTAAAAGGTCATGCTACAAAGTTATTTTATCAATTCATTGGTACGTGGGCTATCATGTTAAATAAACCACAGGATATTGGTTTTACTATGGATGGGTATAATTTACCATCATTGAATTTGGTTGAAAGGCAAATTGCCACCCCTAAACGGGATAATGGATCGTTATTCAATGATGCGATTATTTCAGCAACAAATTTCAATGCAGAATTAAGGCTAACTAAAAAGCAAAGACTGGATGAGGTTGTAAGGATTATAAATAGCAGACCGGATGAAAATTTTATCATTTGGATTAAGCAGAATGAAGAAGGGGAAATGCTTAAAAAATTATTACCGGAAGCAATCGAAGTAAAAGGTGCCGATAGTAACGAATGGAAAGAAAAGCATTTGTTAGGTTTTGCAGAAAACAAGTTTAGAATTTTAATCAGCAAAACAAAGATTGCATCTTTCGGGATGAACTACCAAAATTGCCGTAACCAAATATTCGCTTCATTGGATTTTAGCTTTGAAGGTTTATACCAGGCAATCCGCAGATCATACCGTTTCGGGCAAAAAAACGAGGTTAATATCTACCTTATCACAACTGATACCATGAGTAATGTAAGGCAATCTATTGATAATAAACAAAAACAATTTGAAATTATGCAAGACGAAATGAGTAAAGCTATAAACGCTAACCTGAATAATAAGTTAATGCAATCTGCAGATTACGATATTGAAGAAGTTAAAAATGAATGGTATCAAATAAAGCGTGGTGATTGTGTTCAGCTTATCCCTGAGCTTGAAAATGAAAGTGTAGGGTTAAGTGTTTTCTCCCCGCCATTTGCAGAGCTTTACACATACAGCAGCCATTTGGAAGATATGGGTAATTCAAAGGATTATAACGAATTTTTAAAGCAGTTTGGTTTTCTTATAAAAGAACTCCATAGGGTAATGATGCAAGGTAGAAATGTAGCGGTTCATTGTATGGATTTGCCGGTACAAAAAGGGAAACATGGGTTTATCGGATTGCGTGATTTTAGCGGGTTACTTTTAAAGGCTTTTGAAGATGCTGGGTTTGTTTATGCTAGCAGGGTAACCATTTGGAAAGATCCGGTTGTTGAAATGCAAAGGACTAAGGCATTAGGATTGCTTCATAAGCAAGTAAAAAAAGACAGCACCATGAGCAGGGTTGGCATTCCTGACTATGTAATGATTTTTAGAAAGGATGGCGAAAGATCAAACCCAGTAACCAATACTGATATCCCGGTTGACCTTTGGCAGAAATATGCTAGCCCTGTGTGGATGGATATCAATTATGGTAACACTCTGCAGGGGTTTAGAAATGGCCGCGACGACAACGATGAAAAGCATATTTGCCCTTTACAGCTTGAAACTATCGAAAGGCTAATTCATCTTTACAGCAACAAAGGAGATACAATATTTACTCCATTTATGGGCATTGGCAGTGAAGTTTACCAGGCAGTAAAAATGGGCCGCAAAGGGGTTGGATTTGAATTAAAAGAAAGCTATTATGACTTAGCCAAATCAAATCTTGCATCATGCGTAGAAAGTAAAAAACAATTATCTTTAATATAAAAAATATGATCATGAAAAAGAAAGCCGGAAGGCCTAGAAAAAAAGAAAAGGTAACTTTAATGGCTGCTTATTTGCTACCAAAAGAGAAAAGGTATATCGTAAAAAAATACGGATCATTAACCGCTGGGGTTAGGTCCCTCTTATTAGAAAAAGATGAAGAAAAAAATATTTAATAAATAATTTGGTATTATGCAAAATAGTTTTTACATTTGATTTATAAATAAAAATAAATGAAACTCTTAATCGCTCTTTTTATTCTCGCTTCCTGCCAAACAACAAAGCCAATAATACAGGGGGATAAACTAATGGTTGATGATAGCGCATACCAAATTCATAAATCTGAGGCCGGGCGTAGTTACATAATTAAGGACGGTAAGAGGGTAAACATTTTCAGATACGAACCAAAAAAATAAAGATCATGTCAATGAAAAGCAAATTAGCAGAACTATTAATCGCTTCATCTATTATGGGTGGATTAAGCACCCCAATCGGTGGCGCAATAAATAGAAAAACAACTGAGCCAAATGGCAACAGCCGGAGAAAGCATAAGGAAAATGTAAAGCGGAAAAAGTTAAGACGAATATCAAAAATATCAAAACAAATAAATCGCAAAGCAGCTTAAATAATTAGCCATGATTATTACCACCCAAATAGAATTCATGGACACCGAAGGAGACTTCGATTGTTTTGACGCAGAACTCGAAGGGAACCCGGTAATGCAAGATGATAGTTACAGTGACGAATACGGGTTAGTAAAGATTGAACCCTACTTCGTTTTGGATGGTGATGTAACCTGGAAAAGAAAAGATTATACCGATCTGCAAAACTGCCAGATCGCGGACTATATAAAGGCCAACACAAAAGCTATTGAGGAACTGTTTTTTAATGCATTTTAAGAAAAGAGACTCCTATAATTGAAAGACCAAACACCTTATTAACCCAAAGAGTTTTAGCCCATTTTAAGGTGGTGGGCACCTTTTAAAATTATCGTCATGTTTATAATGTTATCAAAAAAAGAATTACTGGAGTGGCAGATATGGTTTTATGAAAAAAGATTAAGTGAAGAAATAAGGCCAGAGGGTAAACGCTTTTTAAAAACACAATTATTCAACTTAAAAAATAAACGGTTATGCTAGTCAAATCAGTTACAACACAGGAAGTCATTTCACAAATTGAAGTAAAGACACCAAGCTTTTGGAAGTATAAAGACGGCAAGGCATTAGCCGCGATTTATTCAGAAGAAAAAACAGTTTTAATTGAGATTCCAACTGACACCTACGCTGATATATATACTTGCCCTTACTCATCAATATATGCCCCCTGGCGAATATTTGAGGGCGTTGAGATAACAGAACAGGCGTTTAATGCTGTTAGGGCAGATGTGATATTTAAGGTTGCCGGTGTTGAAATATGCGAACCAAATTTGATTACCTCTGAAACCAACTAACCATGCAAACCTTAACATTCAACTTGCCTTTAGTAGAGTTATTCTGGATATGTGTTTCATTGTTCCTTTTAACATTGATAACAGCGTTTTATTATATCATGATACAACCAAAACAGCATGAGAAAATTGAAAGTCGGAGACCCACCAAAAAAGAAATTGACTATAGGTTTGATAAAAATGATCCTTTCTCAGAAACGGAACTCCAGGGACTTGGCAATAACTAGGCTTTTCAACATCGAACTAAATAAAAACCAATGAACATAAATATCAACATACACCACCACGAAAGCAACCCTTCGCATGTGGATATGGAAAGAATTTTTTCACTTTTAAATACAATCCAAATGACAGAACAGGAAGTTCTTGACAGAATCGAAGCCTCAAACTCTAAGGCTGAAAAAAACAAAGCTGAAGTTATCGCGGTAGTCGCAGAATTAAAAGATGCAATTGCAAAGCAGGCTATTTTAATCAAATGCTAAACATTAAAGATAATGGAAAAGAGCGAATCTATCAAAAACATAGCAACCGCATTATTGATCTTTCAGATGAAAGTTGATAAGGTTGGAAAGGATGCCACAAACCCATTTTTTAAATCAAAGTACGCCAGCCTATCAAATATACAGGACGCTATTTTGATACCGTTAAATGAATCAGGATTAAGCTACATGCAATTTCCTGACGGGCAGTATGGGTTAACTACAATTATAATGCACGAATCTGGCGAGTGGTTGCAAAGTA